ATTCTCAATACAGAAACTCACGAACTTGAGTTTGTAGAAAACCCAAATAGAATTTTCCATGCTATTAAATATGATGATGCAGAAAAGGATATGTTGAAGACAAACTTTGCAAAGTATAAGAACTGTTTTGTGAAATTAATTGTAGAAAATAAAACTAAACCTTATATATTTGACAAGTTCTTAGATTCGATGTATGGTAATGCTGTAGCAAGTTTGAACATCATTGAAGAAAATAATGTTGAACTTAGTTCTGAACAAACGGTTGACAACACCAAAGATACTATTACAATTATCAATTCAGAGATTGATGCTATGGAAGAAGTTCAAAACAAAAACAAACTAAAACACATCATTCATGAACTATACATGGAAAGTCTTTCACAATGAACATATTTGTTTTGGATAAAAACCCTATAACAGCAGCACAATATATGTGTGATAAGCACATAGTTAAAATGATTCTTGAAAGTTGTCAATTGCTTTCTACTGCTCACCGTGTATTGGATGGTCAAAAAGTAGAAAGACAAACCAAAAACAATAGACGGTATACTTATTATAAATTGGAAGATGCTAAAGTAGATTCTTATATTTACAAGTCTACTATGATTAATCATCCATGTACTATATGGACTAGGCAATCAACCCGTAACTATGATTGGTTGAGTAAACACACTCTTGGATTGTGTGTAGAGTATACTAAACGATACAATAAAACGCATGTATCAACTGAGTTGGCAAATTGGTTGTTTAAAAACCCTCCAATCAATTTAAAAATAGATGAATTGACCCCATTTGCTCAAGCGATGCCTGACCAATACAAAAACCTAGATGCAATTAGAGCATACCGTGATTATTATATTTTTGAAAAATCTAGATTTGCTAAATGGAAACTTGGGAATACTCCAGATTGGTATATACAAGGACTCAAAGAAAATTCTTTACTAAATAGTAAAGAGGAAATAATAAATGGAGCAACAGTCTGAAACATATACTATAGCCGATTTGATGGAAGGCATTGCCAAGCGAAAGGTTGTAGTTCGTGGAGGCAAAAGAAAAGTATTATTTCGTTGCAAACCCGGTGAGAAGAAAATCGGTAAAAGACAGTGCAGAAGAATACCATCTTCACAGTTGATGAAATTAAAAAGAAAAGCAAAAAGATCTGCAAGAAAAGCAAGAACTAAAAGAATGAGAGCACAGAGAAGGAGAAACATTTCTCTTCGTCGTAGGAGAAACATACCAAAAACTCCAAGGTGATTTAATTATTTGTTATGATTATATTTAAAACAGTGCGATGGAAAAATTTCCTATCAACAGGAAATAATTTCACAGAAATACAACTAGATAGAACCCGAACCACTTTAATTAGTGGTGAAAACGGTGCTGGCAAAACAACTATGTTGGATGCTATTACCTTTGTTTTATTTGGTAAAGCCTATAGAAATATTAATATTCCACAATTAACAAACTCAATCAATGAGAAGGATTGTATGGTTGAGATCGAGTTTATATCTGGTGGTGTAGAGTATAAGATTCGTAGAGGACTTGCACCTAAAATATTTGAAGTCTACAAGGGTGGAAAGATGGTAGATCAGGATGCTAAGTCCAAAGATTATCAAAAGATGTTGGAAGAGACTATTCTCAAAATGAATTATAAGTCATTTTGTCAGGTGGTTATTCTCGGTTCTACTAACTATGTTCCGTTCATGCGACTTCCTGCAGCAGATCGTAGAGGCATAGTAGAAAATCTATTGGATATCAATGTTTTTTCCGTAATGAATTCTTTGTTAAAAGCAAAGATGGCTCAGACAAAAACTGATATAACAGATCTTGAACACAAGATAGAATTACAAAAAGAAAAAACTATTGCACAAAAAAGACACATTGAAACCTTAGCAAGTAAAAATAAGGAAACAATTGATCGCTATCAGAAAGATATTAAAGAATCTGAAAAACATACAGAAGAACTTCAAAAAGAAATAGAAGAGAAAAAAAGAAAGATGGAGGAGTTTGTTAATCTTTCTTCTCAAATAAATGTAGACAAAGATATTGAAAAATTAACTGAATTGGCTAGAAGTATTCAATCTGAAATAAAGAAAGCAGAAAAAGATATTTCTTTCTATTCTATAAATGATCATTGTCCTTCTTGTTCACAAAAGATTAACTGTGAACATAAAGAAAAAGTTCTAACAGATCGAAATACAAGAAAAACAGAACTACAAAAGGGTCTAGAACTTCAACAGAAGCAAATGAAAAAATTAAATGAAAAGGTTTTAGAAAAGAATTCTTTAACAAATAAAATATTGTTAGAACAAAAAATTATTCATGAAATTGAAGGTCAAATTAACGCCAGTAATAAGTACACCAAAAAATTAAAATTAGACATAGAAAGTATTCAATCTGATACAAAGAATATTGATGAAGAGCAAGCAAAGTTAAAAGAGATGGGTCAAACAGGAAAAGAACTTGTTGAAAATAAATTGAAACTGAATGATGATATGCATTATTATTCTCTTGCATCTTTCTTGATGAAGGATACAGGAATTAAAAGCAAGATTATTAAATATTATCTTCCAATTATGAATAAGATAATTAATAAATATCTTGCACAAATGGATTTCTTTGTTCAATTTGAATTGAATGATTCATTTGAAGAAACCATCAAGAGCCGTCACCGTGATATTTTCACATATGATAGTTTCAGCGAAGGTGAAAAGCGAAAGATTGATTTGTCTCTTTTGTTTGCATGGCGAGCAGTTGCTCAATTAAAGAATTCTCTTAATTGTAATTTGTTAATATTTGATGAAGTATTAGATGGTAGTTTGGACGATGTTGCTACTGAATCTTTTCTTTCTATTCTAAAAGGACTTGACAAAGGCACTAACATCTTTGTAATATCACATAAGTCGAAGGAACTATTACAAGATAAGTTCCAAGATCATATTACATTCATTAAACGAAACAATTTTAGCAAGATAGATCAATGAAAAAGAAAAAGAAAAAGTCCCGCCGTATTGGTCGTGGTGATTCTGTAGATTCTTTAATCATGGGCAGCGAACCTGTGTGGAAGGATTCAGATAAACTAACACCAGAGGAATTGGATAGTAAAATTCTAAAAGCAATTAATTGGTATAGTTATTCGTGTGATAATAATATGTGCAAACCTTGGGTTGTTGATTGGATGACAAAAAATAATTATTCTAAAAAGGATATTAGATCCGCCATGGCATGTGATTTAAACGCTATGGAATTCATTTATATTGGAAGTAGATGTCGTATAATGAATATGGGTGGTAAATTAAGACCAGAAACTCTTGAAATGATTAAGAGAAATATTTCTTCAATTATTCATTTGGGAAATACAAAACCTATGAAAGTTGAAGATCCAAATAAAGAAAAGATTAATATTCAAGAAAGAATTCAAAAGAAAACTATAGAATATATGTCAATCATTGAACAAAGAGTGGATGAAATTATTGACTTTGCTGAAAAAGATGCTATAAAGAATATAAACCATTCTGAATGGTTGCGTATGCAAGGTATTAAATCTGTACATCATAAAAAACTTGCAAAGGTTCTTGATCCACATATTAAAGAATTAAAGCAAGCATATAAAGGTGATCCCGATCTTAAGGAGGGGTTCTCTTTCCTTGGTAAGCGTAAAATCAGGGTTGTAATTGATGCGTTGGAAGACCTTAAGGATATTTTGAGCACAAAATGATTCTAATAGATAACACACAAATTATTCTCGGTACAATTTTTGCACAATACGATAGCCCAGAAGAAGTAACATTGGATTTAGCAAGACATGTTACTCTCTCTACTTATAGAATGTATCGTAATATGTTTTATAAAGAATATGGTGAATTGATTTTGTGTCAAGATGCTGGTAATTATTGGCGCAGAGATATTTTTCCTCATTATAAAATAAATAGAAAAAAGACAAGAGCATTAGATGATTATAATTGGACTCGAATTTTTGAAATTCTTGATACAATTAGAGATGAAGTAAAAGAAAACTTTCCATACAAATCTATAAAAGTTGATAGGTGTGAAGCCGATGATATTATTGCTACATTAGCAAAACATTATCATGCTAAAGAAAAAATCATGATTGTGTCGAGCGATAAAGATTTTCAGCAATTATTTCGTTATTCGAATGTAAAACAATACAGTCCAATTAAAAAGAGTCTTGTTACTTGTACTGAACCGGATCGTTATCTTTTTGAACATATTATTAAAGGTGATTCTACAGATGGTATTCCAAATATTTTATCGGCAGATGATACATTTGCTGTAGATGGAAAGCGACAAAAACCACTTGCTGCAAAGAAACTTGCACAGTGGAAAACCTTTAGTGATGTGCCACAAGAGTATCAAACTAATATTAATAGAAATCAAATGTTAGTCGATCACACATATATACCTATAGAGTATGAAAATGTTATTCTGGAAAAGTTCAATGAACCTCCAGAGGGCGATAGATCTAAACTGTTTGATTATTTTGTTGAAAAGCGATTGAAAAATTTAATGGATGTAATACAGGATTTTTAAATATGACTAAACTTATATCTGAAGTAATATATGATGTTAGAGATGCAAAAACAGAAGAACAAAAAATAAAAATTCTTCAAACACACAGATCAGTTGGATTAATCCAATTATTAAAATATGCATTTCTCGACAAATATCCTAAAATAGAAAACATACCCGAATACACACCAGATGATTCTCCAATTGGGTTTAGTTATTCTAAACTCTTTAGGGAGTATAGAGTAATTCCTTATTTCTTTGAAAAAAGAGAAGGATTACAATACAAAAAACAACAAGAAAAACTTAGACTTTTATTGGAATCATTACATTGGACAGAAGCAGCACTTCTTGAAAACATTTTAACTAAAAACACCTCTTCGTTTGGACTTACAATAGACACTTTAAAAAGAGCATTTGCTGGAGAATTTGAATAATTATGTTAGACGAAAGAAGTTATGAAAATGATGATAGAAAACTTGCAAAGAAAGTGCAAAAGAAATCATCAAAAAATAAAAGAAGAGAAAACAAAATACAGATTGATAATTTAAAATATATGAATGAAGATGAGATGTTCGATATACTAGATGAAATGGAAGATTAATCATGACAAACAATGATGAAAATAAAACCAGTGATGAAAAAGTAGAAGTAAAAAAAGCAGGGTTTTTAAAAAAAGCAGCAACATTCACTCAGTCTGTTGCTTCTAGAGGATTGAACAATAGAAAAGCAGAAGGTGCTACTATACATTTAAGGCAACTAAGTTGTCATGGTGATCCCTCTAAAAAATTAACTCCTTGCTCAGAAAGAAAAGATAGTGAAAAATTTCCCGGTTCGTATTATTGTGGTGCTTGTGGCTGTGGAGACAAAGAATTAACACAATTGGTAACTAGAAAATTGGATAATGGTGAAAATTCTTATTATAAATTGGAATTCCCAAAAGTACATTGTCCATTGATGATGCCGGGATTTACAAATTATGTTCCAACAACTCCTGGGGTTTCGGAAAATCCTCGGAAGAAATATATTGAATTTACTAATGATATAGAGTATATTAGAGAGAACTCTAAGTGATTAAGGAGAATGTGATGACATCTACAACTATGAAAATTTCCAAGCGTACATTAGACATCTTAAAGAATTATGCGTCGATCAATTCAAATCTGCTGGTAAAGCCCGGCAATACACTTTCAACAATTTCTCCAGTAAAGAATATTCTTTCTGAAGTAGAAGTTGCTGAAAATTTTGAAGTTGAGTTTGGTATTTGGGATCTGAATAAGTTCCTTGGTACAATTTCTTTGTTCAATGATCCAGAATTTGAATTTGATGATAAGTCTGTAACAATCAGCGGATCAACAACTCATCTGTTGTTTATCGTTATTGTGAACCAAAGTTACTAACTGTTCCAACCAAGAAGGTACAGATGCCAAAGGTAGCAGTTTCTTTTGAACTCACTCAAAAGGCATTCTCTGAACTTCTGAAGGCAGCAGCAGTACTACAACTTCCTGACATTGGTATTCGTTATAATATCGATGACTGCAAGGAAGGTAAGATTGAAATGTTTGCAACTGACAAGTCTGATCCAAGTTCAAACTTCTATTCATTCCCAGTTGGTGATCATGATGATGAGGAATCATTCAAGATGTTCTTCAAGACCGAGGATCTTAAGTTGTTCCCCGGTGATTATGAAGTAGAACTCTGTAAACAGATTGTTAGTAAGTTCAGTCACAAAGAAATGGATCTTTGTTACTGGATTGCACTTCAAGCAGATTCAACATTTAAGGATTGAGTATGCAAACAAATGATGATATGTTTATCTGGGTCGAAAAATATCGACCACAGAAAGTGGCAGATTGTATTCTTCCTAATCGATTGAAGAGTTTTTTCTCCGAGATTGTTAAGGGTGAATGGAAGGACATGCCGAACATGCTTCTTTCTGGTGGTGCAGGGTGTGGCAAAACAAGTGTAGCCAAAGCACTCTGTATGGAGATGAATCTTGACTATATCATAGTCAATTGCTCAGAAGATGGTAATATTGATACACTACGGGTAAAGATTCGAAACTTTGCCAGTAGTATATCTCTTTCTGGTAATGGTAAGGTTGTAATTCTAGATGAGTTTGATTATGCGAATCCATCTAGTATGCAACCTGCTCTTCGTGGATTCATGGAAGAATTTGCAAAGAGTTGTCGATTTGTCCTTACTTGTAATTTTAAGAACAAGGTAATTGAACCTCTTCATTCAAGATGCACATGTCTTGATTTTCGATATGATGGTAAGGAGAAGAAGGAACTATCCTCACAGTTCTTTGAGAGAACCAAATTTATTCTCGAAAATGAAAAGGTCAAGTATGATGACAAGGTTTTGGCAAAACTAGTAATCAAGCATAGTCCAGACTTTCGTAGACTCATCAATGAACTCCAGAGATATTCTACAAGTGGAGATATTGATTCTGGTATTCTTGCAGAAGCAGGTGATATTGACATTGAGAATCTTATTGCTCATATGAAGACTAAGAATATTACCAACATTCGTTCTTGGGTATTCTCCAATCTTGATAATGATCAATCAATGATCTTCCGTAAGTTGTATGATATTTTATCCAAGAAACTATCACCAGCATCCATTGCTACTGCAATTCTTATCATTGCAGATTATCAATACAAGTCGGCATTCGTAGCAGATCAAGAAATCAATCTTGTTGCTTGTATTGTTCAACTCGCAATGGAATGTGAGTTTGAAAAATGATAACACTTACTGAGCAAATTTGTAGAGTTTGTAATATTTTAAAACCTATACATTTGTTTCATAAACACTCTAGAAACAAAACAGGTTATAGTTCTGAATGTAAAAATTGTAAAAATAAAAATAGAACTTTATTGAGACAATTGAGAAAAGTTGCACCAAAGATGCCAGAAGCATGTGAATGTTGTGGTGCAAAAAATAAAGCAATACAATTAGACCATGATCATTCTAACAATACTTTTAGGGGTTGGCTTTGCTCAAATTGCAATAGAGCATTAGGTCATTTGGGGGATAATATTGCTTCAGTTGAAAGAGCATTGAATTACTTAAAAATTGCAGAAGAGAGAAAACATGAACATTTGGGATATCGTCAACTCGATCAACTTGACTAAAAAAGATCTATACGAATCTGGAGATATGACAGAT